AAACAAAGGACATCACATGAGCACAGCAACCGACACCACGTACAACGGATGGGCAAACTACGAGACATGGAACGTGTCGCTGTGGATTGGCAACGATGAGTTTCTCTACAACACAGCGAAGGCATGTGTGAAGTTCTGCAGTGAGGACGAGACACCATGGGACAAGTTCCAACGTTGCATGTGTGAGGGGCAGATTGGTCGTATGCTCTGCAAGACAGCAGACGGCGTGGCATGGGATGACGCCGCCATCGATGCAGATGAGATGAATGAGATGATGGCAGAACTGTGAGGGTAGCACCCCTCACGGGGGACAGGGCACAGGGGTGGACAGTTAAATGACTGTTATATGCCCCCCCTAGCGCCCTTAGCGATGCGCCTAGCGAAAATCCATGGGTCCCTCCTAACCTACAAAAGTATCCAGACGACCGCTAAATATTTTTGAAAATGGTTTTTTAGAAACCTTAAAACCTGAAAAATTTTCCCAGCAAAAAAATGCCCCAAAAAGTCGATTATAGTAATTACGATAGGATTCTAGAGAACTTCGATAAGTTCTGTGATGAGTTTGAGTCGAGAGCATCAGAAGCATACATGAGAGGAGATCAAAATGACGGAAAAGTTGTCACCGCAGCAGCAGAAGTTGGAGAGCGCACTCCTGAAGCTGTCCGAGAGGTTGACGAGCCTGGACCAACGGATATCGCAGCTGGAGCGACCACAGTTGATGTATCGTCGTCCTACGGATTCTAACTATGAGAGTCTCTCAGAGACATTAGATTATCTGCATAATAATGTAGAGGGAATCAAGAAAGATCTTCTACAGGTTGCAAGGACAGTTTAATGCCTGTAGTAATCGTACCAAACAATGAAGTAATTGGAACGGGACCATTTCTGTTAAATCCGAATCCCACGGTGCCGCTGTATCAAGCAACGCCAAGGATTGCGCCGAATCCGATATTGTATGAGACAATCAACCCAGCACTTACGATAACTGTGCAGGCGACGGGAGGGTGTCCACTACCAATATTACCGGAGTTAATCACAAGTGTCACGTTAGTACCTGGGATGGGTATCTCAGGTGGAACAGGATCAGGGTGTAATATTATTAAATTGGCAGATATTGCTGACAGACCGGTAACAGACATCCCAGATTTTCTAATGCAGAGGGGGTTTCTAGAACCCTCTATGGCGTATGGAACGATTGCAGGACCACCTAGTCCTACTATGGCATTAGTGGCACCTCTGAAGGGATTCTATGGGGAGAAATATTTTTATGACGCCGAGTACATCTATGCGTCATACTTTTCTAATTCACCAGCATTAGATCCTGTTGATGGGACCACAACACCGAACGCGCCGATTACAAAGCAGAATCGTTTAACATCTGTAAGTTTATTAGAAGGTAGGAAAATATTACCATTTGCTGATGTACCGGAAGGTATTGAAAAAATTAGTAATGATCTTTTTACTGGACCAAGTTTTGCGTTAACATTGGAGAAGTTAGCACCATTTGATCCGGCGAGTGTATTAACGTATGGTAATGATTATTTGCAAGCATTAGTACCAGAGATTAGTAGTTGGACTAAATGGAAACCAAGTTTCATTGAAATCATGAAATACAACTATACATTAATTGTAACTCATACATGTCCACCATTTGTCACTAGTTTCCAAGGTAGTATGTTGGTACAGAATAATTGGACACCTGCAGCGAATCGATTATCATACTACATAGGATTACAGAACGGATTCTTGAACTTAGTCGATGCAAACTCTTAAACCAATGTCGAGAATGGGTGATATCACAACGGGGCATGGATGTCATGCACCATCTATAGGCATCACAGCATCTCCTAATGTCTTAATCAACGGATTGCCTGCTCATAAGGTTGGAGACGCCTTCTCGCCCCATACATGTGGTAATGATGTACATGGTGATGTTGCAGTGCAAGGTTCAGTAAAAGTAATCATCAATGGAACCGGTGCGATGCGACTTGGTGATGTCTTAGCACCTGGTGGAGCATTAATGGCAGAAGCATCATGGACAGTATTTGCAGCATAGCAGTTATGTGCTATAATATGGGAGTCAAACGATAAAAGGCAATGGCAAAGAGCAGAGTTGGATTATCAGGTGCTGAGACAATTGAGTCGATTCCAAAGCGCACTCGTCAAGGACGTGGTAAGCACACCAAGTACACCGCAACATCACGTAATGGTGCAAAGAAGCGTTATCGTGGTCAAGGTAAGGGATGAATTTAATTTGCAATCTTCCTGCAGAAAAAGTTTGGGTTCGTAGGGAATACTTACGAGATCATCAAGATGGACATGGGGAGTTTGTAGAGGGCGTCTGGGTTGCTGCTAAAAGCATACCTGGGCGTGCTTTTTACTTTGAGACATACTTACCAACATATGGTGCAATGTATGACAAACTACCCATCAGTGCATTTGTACGCTCCGCTGAAACCCCAGTCATAGACATGAGTTTGGAGAATCTACAATTCTGGAATTGTATGGATTATGGTGTTATGGCAATCAATAAAGGATTTGTCTCATCCATGGACTGTGAGGTCTTCACTAGAGATCATGGTCTTATGAAAGGACAATACTTGTTTACACTTGATAACTACCATGCAAATCCAGATGTAATAGATAATAATGTAAGTGAAGTGCCACAAGAGCACAAATCACATAATTGTATCGCATTGAACAATGGTCAGTATGCATTGTATCCTAATAACAGGATGCGTCTGTATGACCTCTCTATTACCCCCGAGGAACCCAAGTTCCCTGACTTTAAAGTATCTACCATAGAATACCAAGTAGAGTCAGGAACGGACTGGGGACGCCTAGGAGACACCGATGATTATTTTTGGCAAACACAAAAGGAGAAACAAAATGGGACACCCTAACAGGTTAGACGGATCAGTTGACAAAGGCGAAGACTTTGTTAGTGAAGGTATGACACTCATCACAGAGACTGATAGTGATAAGTATCTCAACATGTCAGCAAAGCGCAACCGCAACAAAGCAAAGAACGAAGAGGTTTTTGATTCTCAAGAGTGGGCGGATGGATTCGTTGGTAAGTGATAAATAGTAACAGCCTATTGCTGTGTCTAAATGCCAACCTTTGAGACATTCAAAGATTTGAGTATTACCTTTAAAAAGCATCCTGTAAGTGATGATTTAGTGGTAGTAAAAGATAAAGCAGCTATTGTTCAGGCAATAACTGCTTTACTTCTTACAAACAAAGGAGAACGACCATTTCAACCTGATTTAGGTTGTGATGTTCGCAGATCTTTATTTGAACCTCTAGATTATGCAACTAGTGGTCTTATTCGTTCGCAAATTCTCGATGTTCTTGGTAAATATGAACCAAGAATTGAAGTTGAAGACATCAGAGTATCTCCCGACGAACAAAATAATGGTTATGATGTTGAATTGTATTTTGCCATTGTCGGTAGAAACGACGAAGTAATAGCAACAGAATTCTTCTTAGAGCGTACTCGATAATGCCTTATACTCAGGTTGCTAATCTAGATTTTGAAGATATTAAATCTGCTCTAAAAGATTATCTTAGAGCGACATCAGATTTTACTGATTATGATTTCGAGGGATCTGCAATGTCAGCTCTCATAGACACACTTGCCTATAATACGTATTATACGGCGTTTAATACCAACATGGTAGTCAATGAACTATTCATTGATTCAGCGACCTTGAGGGACAACGTAGTATCTCTAGCGAAGCAGTTAGGATACACACCGAAGAGTGCTACTGCCCCAGTCGCTTATATTTCTTTTACAGCGACGTATGCAAATTCTACAAGCGATACATTACTCCTATTAAAGAAGGGAACAGGATTTGTTGCAAATTACGACAACACTTTATATCAGTATGTTGTACTGAACGATGTGAAAGGACAAGTATCGAATGATGTCGCGACATTTACTAATGTTCCTGTTTATGAGGGAACACAAATTGTCAACACATTTACAATCAACACATCACTAAAGAATCAAAAATTTGTTCTTGATAACGATAAGATAGATACAAATACTATTGAGGTTAAGGTATTTCCAACCGGCAGTGGTTTAAGTGAGTTATATCAAATTACCAATAATATATTAGAAGTTGACGGCAACTCTAAGGTTGCCTTTATAGACGAAATTGAAGATGAGAGATATCAACTTATTTTAGGTGATGGTGTCTTAGGTAAGAAACTAGAAAATGGTGCTAGGGTTGAAGTTTCTTATATCAAAACAAATGGTTCGGAATCCAATGGAGTCAGAACATTTATATTTTCTGGTGTATTAGAAAATATGAATGGTGCATCACCACAAAGTATTTCTACATCTATCACAAATACCGTTCCTTCTAGTGGCGGTGAAGAGATTGAGACAACTGCAAAAATTAAATTCAATGCACCAAAATCTTATGGAGCACAAGATCGTGCAGTAACAGCACAAGATTATGGTGCTATTGTTCGCAACATTTATCCATCAACTAGCGATATCATTATTTTTGGTGGAGAAGATCAGGTTCCCCCAGAATATGGAAAGGTATTCATTGTATTGAAACCCAATGATGCTGCGTTCTTAACTTCACTAACAAAAAAAGATATTACAGATAAGTTAAAGAAATATATGGTTGCTTCTGTGCAACCAGTTATTGTAGATCCATCAGTTCTTTATATTGAACTAACAAGTAAGATTTTTTACAACAGTTTAATTACAGACGAAACACCTGCACAGGTTAGAGATAAAGTAATTGGTTCTGTTCAGTCTTACCTTGATACATCTGATACAGAAAAATTTAATGGCAAGTTTAGATATAGTAAAATAGTTGGTGTAATTGATGATACAGATCGTTCAATTAACTCTAACTTAACATCTGTCATGATGAGAAAGGATTTCTATCCTACTCTCAATTCCACTTTCTATTATGAAGTATGTTTTCAAAATGAATTTGAGACTGATTGTGATGATCCTGTCCTGTCATCTACTGGTTTTAGGGTCACTGAATACCCCAATTTTGATGTCTATGTTGAAGATAGGTCCGGTAAAATTGTCCTATATAGACTAGATACCGTAACAGGTGAGAAAGTTGTTCTAGACAGTGATGTTGGCGATATTGATTATGTAGAAGGTGAACTGAAGATGTATGCTCTAACTATCATCAGGGGCACTTATTTTGATAATCGCATTTCATTAAGAGTAAAACCACTTTCTAATGATGTCAAGGCACTCC